CAATGTCAAGCCAAATGTTGATGGTGTCAAAGAAGTTGCACCACCTTTAATTGCAATGTTTCCAGTTGTGCCGCCTAAAGTTGGTGTTGCTCGCATTGTCACTGGCGTTACCAATAAATAACGCGCTGAAGTAGTTGAAAAGAAAAATCCAAATCCATAAGGTGCTGTATTGTTATTAGAAATGTTTAATTGATTAAAATAACGCTGGCATAATGCCAATTCACCGCCACCTGTTGAGCCTGAGGCTGTTTGGAATGGAGTAGCGACTGAGCCATATTCGATCTGTACGCCCCAGACATCAAGAACAGAACCGCTTGCAGCAGCTTGACGGATATACATCATAGCGTAAGCATTTGCACCGATTGTTTTGCCTGTGTTGTTTGGTGAAGTTGCTGTAAAGGTAAATCGCTGCCACGCTGTTGTCGTGCTAAAAGTTGGCCCAACAGAAAATGAAGCATCACCGCTACCGCCGCTGCCATAATTTTGAAACCAAAATATACTCTGAGTTCTGGTGCTATCTGACTTAGCATAAAATGAAATTGTCATTGGCGTATTGCTACCCAAAACGCCTTCTATTCTTTGTCCGCAAGTGTCGTAAATTGTGCAAGAACCAATAGTTGTTAAAGTTGATCTAAAGAAAAATTGACCCTCAAAACCTTGGACGGGTGCAGCTCCAGGAGTGAAAGTTTCTCTCGTAATCGAATAAGTTGTTGGAGCGTTGTCGTAATTTTGATTGCGCCATCTGTCGGCTGTGTAATCTGCAAAAGATGGATTTGTAAAACTTGTGCCACGTTGCCAGACAGAAAAATCGCCGTTAATTATTAAGTTTTTGCCAGCTTCTCTTGAACCTTGCCAGCGTAATCCTGTAGATGTCGACGAATCCGCTAATAACATTTCTCCGTTATTGCCCACGCTCGTAATAGCTGGGACGTCATTAGCACTAGCTCCGATTATGTCACCCTTAGCGTTTACGATAGCGTTCTGGATAGCGTTCGCGTCGTCTGTCGTGACCCATGAATAATCTAGATCTGTGTTAGAAGCTTTCGCTAATACCTGTCCAGTCGTTCCGCCTTTAAGATCGACCAAAGCCGTATCGATGTCCTGACCAAGAGCTGCGATCGCCGTCGCGCCGTCCTTGACCAAGTCGGTCGACTGCGGAATGTCCCAGCCGAAGTTCGTAGTAGTAGTTGCCATGTTATGCCACCGATCCGATTGCGTTTTCCCATGTAAGAGTTGGGCTGATTGTATTCCAATACTCGGCCGCTGAGACTTGATTCCAGCGGAGTGTCACTTGCGAGAACTCCAGCGGCGAAGCGTTTATCGTAATGAATAGCGAGTTATAACTGGCCCTAAATGACCAGCCTTCGACATAACCTTCGAAAACAGTGTCGACGATGTTAGGCGGAAGATCTGTAACGCGTAGCGGCATTCCCATAAAAATCTTTAGAAGCGCGTCGCGGTCTGTGTCGTCGATGTCTGGCGAAGCAATAGGGAACTCGATCGAATCGAAGAATGCGCGTGGATAGGCTTTAAGCTGTAGGCGACGAGCTAGAGCCAGAATCGCGTCGGCTGTCTTCTCGATGTTGGTGTCCCAGATTTCGGCGAACTTACCGAACTGGGAGATAGAAGCTAGATCGCTATCTGTAAGCGTTGAGCCGTTTTTATAGTTAATCGTAATAAAGTTACGAACATCTCCGCTTCGGGTTACTGACTTTAAGCCCACTCCGATTCCCTGAGTCGCTGAGATTTCGGTATAGCCATTAGCTGCGAGATAAGTCTGTCGATGTAAAGCGTCGGCATACCCGATTCGGCCCGATCCGTCCTCGAAGAGATAGCCGAGTCCAGACTCCGCGATCTGGCTGGCTAATGTGTAGCTAGAGACTGGGTCGGCCGCTCTGTTGACCATTTCGTACTGTCCAGGCTGATCGATTTCGCCTAGTCCTACGTTCTCCGCGTCTGCCCACGTCGTCGTCGGATCGTACTGATACCACTGTAAAGCGGGAGCTACTTCGTTCCAGTTATTAAGAAGAAGATCCGAAAGAATGTTATAGACCTGAGTTCCGTCGTAGTCCTTAGCTAAAGATAGTTCCCAGTTAGCCCGAGCCAGTTTAGAAAGTGCGCCAAGTGCGGTAATGCGAGCCGAAGTAACATAAGTCGTCGCTCCAGCTGATACCACGCTTATTTCGATGTCGCTGATAAAGCCGCCGTAGAGATCGACATAAGTTCCCGTCGAATCCTTAATCGAGATAAGGATCTCGTTACCGACCGTAAACGGGTAAGAAGTATTCTCTAAGTTAATAAGCTCGATGTAGCAATAGCCCGCGACTGGCTGCTCATAGACAGAAGTTCGGCCGCTAGTGATCTGAACGCTGGCCAGTGTTACTTCTTGATAATCGACGCCATTTATAAGAACGCGCCATTCTGGATTCCAGAGTGTCACGCGAACGCACCCGATCCAAGAGTTCCACGATAGCTCGAATTATTAAGAACATTAATGATCGCTCGGGCTGTACCTTCTGGATCGATCGCGCCGTTAACCGTTAAGTTAATGACCGTACCGCGGCCACCGCCGCCTAGAGCATGATTTGGAATAATCGTTCCGCTTCGGCTTGGCGTGAATAGTTCTGGCCCTTGCTCTCCGACTATGTAAGAAGTTCCAGAAGTTACAGGGCCGCCCATGGCTCGACCGCCACCGAAGATTCGATCTATAAGGTCGCCGATACCTCGAACCAGAGGATTATCTTTAACCAATTTAATAAAGGCCTTTACCTTATCGATCATGTCGTCCAAGAATCCGACTACCTTCGAGACGCCGTTAATAACCGCGGCGATGGCTTCTCCAAGAACCTCGAACGCGACTTTAAGAACCGTTCCGATTGCTGGCCCTATCGTTTTCGACACGAATGTAGCTACTGACTTAAAGAGAGTAAAGAGTGGCTCTAGCTCTGCGGAGTTATCGCCTATCGCGTCCTTAACTTTAGAAAATGCATTAGATAAACCTTCTAAAGCTTTACCGAATACAGAAGCAAAAAACGGAGCGACGAAATCCTTCATAAAGTCGTAAAGAGCCTTAAATGATGGAATTACGAAATCTGTAAGAACGTCTTTAATTGTGTTAAATGGACCTTCGAGATCTTTACCGATTGACGTGGCCATAGATGAAAGAGCTGGAATAACTTTATTAACGAATGAGCTAACGAGTGGAGTAAGCGCGTCCAGTACGAAAGAACCTACGGTCTCTTTACCCTCATCGAATGCGATGTTAAGTCGATCTAACTTTCCTTGGAAAGTGTCCGCCTTGGTAGAAGCTTGATTCTCAAAAGTATCGGCGAGCTTCTTGGTGATCTCGTCCATCGAAAGAGTTTTTAACTGAGCAGCTGAAAGTCCTACGCCTAACTTACCGAGCGCGGCTGTGTTGCCTTCTGTGGCCTTGCCAAGTGCGTTAGAGACCGCTTCTAGACTCTTACCGCTACCCGCGCTTATGTCGAGAGCTAGAGCTTGGAGTTTTTGAGCTTTCTCTACGTCGCCAGTAGCGCGAGCTAATCTTTCTAGCGATGGACGAAGCTCATCGTCTGTCACACCGAACGCGAGCGATGTCTGGGTTATGTAACCCTCGGTCGCCTTAATCTGGGCATTCGTCGCGCCTGTAACGTTCTTTAGAGTTAAAGCGAGTTTCTCCTGAGCGGCGGCGTCTGCGATCGCTGACTTAACGCCATCGACGAGAAGCTTTCCCGCGTAGGCGGCAGCTGCAACAGTTGCAGCTGCGAAAGCGGCAGCGGCTACCTTGCCGAACTTGCCGATCTTGTCTGAAAAGCCTTCGACTTCTTTCTGTGCGCCTTTAACGCCCTTCTTTAATTCGTCGAAGTCTGCGTCGAAAGTTATCTTTACTTTTGGAATGCCCGCCATTAGTCGAGACCCACTTTCTTAATTATCCCTTGGACTATGTCGATGTATTCTTTCGCGACGATTGGCGTGTAATAGTCAACAGCTGGAGAGATCCAGTAGCCGCGCTTATTGCGCGGGGCCTTAAAGCGATCCGTATAAGCGCGACCCAGTGAGTCCGTACCGCGGCCACCGCCGTATTCTGTTCCCCATAGAAGCGCGCCCGCTGGAGCTGCGCCTTGTCGGACTTTATTACCTTTACCGCTCTTAGAAGCTTCTCCGCCGTACTTGCGACCGACCTTCTTCGGGCCACCGATGTCGACACGAATAAGACGATCGCGTTTAGCTGTAATGGTCTGAGCTACGAGCTTAGTCTGCGGAGCTGGCGCACCATTCGCGCTCATCATGAGCTGACCCGCCAGACGCTTCGATAGTGGAAGAGCTGCGTCGCGGATCTCGTTTTGTGTTTCTTTATCGAGAAGATTAAGAGTCTGGATCAAGTTTTTAAGCGCGGCTGGCTCGACTTCTATCGAGTAGACGCCCTTCTTACTTGCCATTTTGTTTCTCCAGTATCTCTATCGCCGTTAAGATCTGCTCCGCCGTCTGCCACTCGCTCATCGGGATTTGAGTCGCGATAGAGAGTTCGACGATTAGTCGATTTAAGCTTCCGACGGGATAGCTTTTGGGCTTGCGTTACTCGCTGAGACTTCCGCTACCGTTTCGATCCAGACCTCGTAAGGTTTGACTGGAGTTCCCGCAGCTTCTCGCTTCATGGCTTGATAGCCAAGGTAAAGAAGATCGTTAACTCCGATTGATTCGGCTTGCTGAATAGTCTTTCCCGTTTTGCTTTCCCACTTCGACCACTCGGGAGAAGCCGCCACGAATGTAACGGCCTCTCCTGAGAAGTATTCGACTTCGATGTTTAGTTTCATTTATTGCTCCCGATTCTGTTTTTTAGCTGAATGTTTCGCTTGGTGTTCCCACTACTGTAAAGGATAGCGATACAGTTTGAGCGTCTGGGCTTGAACCGCCGACGCTTGGGAAAATTGGTAGAACGTTAAACGCGAAGACTGCACCTGTAACAGCTGTTAGCGAGATCGCTAGAGTCGTGTTTGGAGCTGTCTCTGCCGCTGTCCATAGAGCTTCACAGAGTGAATCCGCTGCGCCCCAGTCTGCAAGCATTTCGACGTCGAACGTCCACTGTTTATCGATTGAACGGTAAGCCTTAGCGTAAAGAGTGTCGTAAGTTTCGATGGTTACATCTCCGCTTAGCGTTGCGCTTGTTGCTTGTTCGTTATAGTTTTTGGTCGCGATCGTAACCGAAAGATCGCGCCCTGTAATTACGGTCGTGGCCATGTTGGTCTCCTAGTTTGTTTGTGTGTAATAAGTCGAAAGCTGAATCTCGCAAGCGAGAATCTCTGACGCGCCTATGTTTAACGGAATCGGATTCGATACGTCTCCGACTTCGTACCCTGACGGAATAGCCGCCAGAATGCTAATTACGAGCTTCTCGATGTTATCGAGCGCGCTCTGATTATCGTAGATCGCTACGCCTACGGTCATGATTAGATTGACTTTAAGCTTTACGTTTCCTTTACCTAAGAAGCTTGGCTCTAGGTACGGCGTGTTCGGGACGACTGCCGCGAACGGAACGATGGGCGATTCTGGAACTGAGTCGTAAGTGTTCGCCGCTACTCCTTGGATCGCTGTCTTTAATGGAGTTCGGACGCTAGTTAAGATCGAGCTGGCCGTCATTATCCGACCATCGTGTCGACGTCGATGTAATTACCCAAGAGGCCCACGACGCGATTTAACAAGCTGCGCCCCATGCGATAGGGACTCGAAGCGAAGTCGAGACCTTCGATCTGACCGCCCGCAGCTGTGCGAGATTGGAAGACTTCGATAGATACGGCGTAAATGGCTGACTCGATTGACGAGTTTCCGACGTAAAGAGTCGCAGCTGAATAGCCGCTAAGTGTTGCCATGCCGTTTGGAATAATCTGGCGGCGTGTTACGTCTGTAGATGTAAGAGCGGCGCAGAATGAAGAGTCTGTAACGATCGTAAGAGTGTGAGTGGCTGTAAATGGAGCTGGGAGACCAGTTACGACGATGGACTGTCCTACGACGAAAGGGTGTGTCCGTCTAGTATAGAACTTCGCGACGTTGTCTTCTAGCGCGTACTCGACTACAGCTGTCGAGTTCTGAATAAGCAGC